TTGCGATTAGATTTTTTTTGGTAAAAAGAGTCGGTGGAAGACGGCGATATTCCGCTAAGAATAAGATTCTGAGATAATACGAACTATCCGATTCGCCCGGTTCACGAGACAAACCATAACGAGCTCCCACCAGTCAAGACCTTTGCCGTCTGCTGTATCCACCCAGATTTGTCTGTATAACCAGTTGGATCGTTTGAGTCGCTCCTGAATCACAATTAAAAATGCGAATAGAACTCGGTACCAAAGACTATTGGAAAGACCACCGGTTCCGTTTTCATTCATTGAAGCTGGTAAGGGAGAAGTTTGACGAATGGATCTTCTTAAATTTGCCCAGACCAAAGAATTGAAATCGAAACGAAAACGACTCATGAATACACCGTTGCAGTAACGTCAAAACCGGAACCTTTGACTGCAAGGCTACCAGGGGGAATGGAAATGTTGTCTCCGTTGTCGACGTCACACTGAACTGCGTCCGGAAGATTTAAAAGGTTGGAACGAAGCGAGTTGGTAACAAAATCGTCGCCGTCTTTGAGAGAGAAGAAAAACGTATCCACAATGTTTTCAAGTGTGACCAGATCCGGAATCGATTCGGCGGAAGCGAAGTATATAATAAAAACCTTATTGATTTCGATCGCGCTTACGTTTTCACAGACAACTTTCGCGACCCCTCCAGGATTTTTGTCTTCGCTATCAAAATGTGTTTCTACGATTTGCAACTGCGCGGATGAGATTGGTCCACTCGCGCCTTTGAGTAGAAGTTTTATAACTCCCGGAATTCCGATCGCTTTGCTGCTTTTAAAGATAGCCCTTTCTACAAACGAAAATCCTAATGCTTCGCTTACGTACCATTCCGGAGTCCACAGAGAGGAAGATTTGATTTCAGCCTCTTGCAAACGAGACCGAACACTTGCAATTGTTTCTCTGTCCCGCGCTACAAATTCGGGGATCGTATTCGGGTTATACACAACGTCACAGTCTTCAATATAGTCGATGATTTCGGAAATTGCGTTTTGGGCAACGTTGCCTTTTGTGCCGGAAATGAGAGCTTCGCAAATCACTTCCACAGTATGGAAGCCTCTTGAGTCTACGGGCGTTGTAGGAAGAATCTTTGATTCTTGTGTAATCTGAAACTGAATCTTGTGATCCGCGGTACCTACGATTTTTCCGACGGGAATCAGAACTTCGTAAGGAACGGCTGTTTTAGAACCGATTCGGATTCTGTGTTTCGCGTGAGTCGATTCCTTCCATTCCAGGCCGTAACGCTTTAACCACTCGTGTAAGTCTTCTTCTTCGGCTGTATGATAGTGGATCGCTTTTTGGAGTGCTACAAGATTTTGATCGATGAATAGATAGATTGCGTTTGCAAGAGATCTTAGAATTGTGCTCGCTTTTGAGTTTTGAGTAAAATCATGGCTTTCAAAAACCTTAGAGTTAGAAACGTTCCGTTCTATCTCTCTTTGAACGTTTGATTTTGTAGTGTATAATATCATGAGTTTCCCCCAAGATTCAAGACGAGTTCTTCTCCGGTTTTTAATCGGAAGTAGATAGAAAGACCTTCTTTGAGTACGGAAATCTTAATTGTGTCGGAATCGATTTGGGGGAATTGTTCTAAGATCCGGAACGCATCGTTCATCCTTTCTTGAGGACCGCTATCGTCGTCTTCGTAAAGATGTTTTCTCTGACGGCTGTAGATTTCTGGAAAATCAATGTCGTCCGCAGGAGTCATATCGAACGCTTCCATCACCATCGAGCGCACGACTTCTATTTCCGATTCGCTTTCCGCAAAATCAAAAGTTTTGGAATCGAGAAGGAGATCGGAGGTGAGATTGTCGGTTAAAAAATCCACAAAATAGAGGTTATCTATGGGAAAGAAGACCGCAAGCGATTCGAGTGATTGATAAGAATGAATGTCCGCTATGTCTTCTATTTTTTTGTGCGAGATAGCAGACCGAAGTTCATTCTTCTCCTTTTGTTTCAAAATTCAAATTTGAGATAGTAGGCAAAGTTTAAGACTTTCCGTACTTGAGGTTGGAAACTTTGAGAGTAGCAGGAACCGAAGGAATTGGTTTCGAAGAAATAGCTCCGGAAAGTCCAGTTTTGTAAGATGCGCCTCCATCCATCGGCGTCACCGGTGACGTTTGAATCGCGGTGTAGAGGGCTTGTAATGACGTGACGATTTCGTTCATCCAAGTTTCCAGCGCGTTTGTATCGACTCCGGAAATGGTTGCGTCCCCAACTTCGACTTTCCCTTTGAAGTTGATTTTGTTCTGAATAGAGTCTAACGCGACTTCTAAAGTGGGGCCGTTTTTTAAAGTCAGTTTTCCTTCCGTAAGTTTTGCAATTACGGACAAGAGCTGAGAATGATTGATTTTAAAACCTTGTTCGTCTACTTCGATCTCGCAGAGTTCGGTGACTTTAGTTTTGATTTTTGCAATTTTGTTAAAGCCGATTGCAACCGCTCTACTTGCGTTGTTATCTCCGAATAGAATAATGCAACGGCTACCGATAGCAGGTTTGACAGGCCAAAACCAGCGTATATTTTCTTTGTTCGCGCCGTTGACAGTCGCAGTCAAAAGTCCCGATTTCCCGGAATCGTCCGGTTCTTCCTGAACGCGAAGGACCGTGGCCATAGTCGCCCAGTTGATCGTAAACTCACTAAAAAAGAGAGTAACTAAATCTCCGGCAACACTCATACGGCATCCTTGAATTTCACAACAGCCGGGTGGATCACTTGTCTAAACGTTGCGTTTTTGGCCGACCAAGTTTTAACCACCTTGTCCACAAAGATGTCCTTTGATCTCGCCTTGTCGTCCGGATCCACGAACGTTATGATTTCTGAATGTTGTACCGACGGAACTCCGAAGGTCTCAAATTCTCCGACAAGACCGGTTCCCGCAATCTCGTGATAGATTTCTTCCGCTCTTTTTTTAAGTTCGGAAAAGGAAATTCCGTCCAAATCGAAAATAAGTTCCTCACCTCCGTTTTCGGTATATGTAGCTTCCTGCATCTTTCCCGTGTCTATGTTATAACTTCTTAATTTAACTTGGATCGGCCTACTTTCCCGCGTGGATAGATTGTCTTTGATTACGTTGTGACCCAATTGAAAGACTTTCTTTTTAGCGGGAGGTGAAATTCTTGTCGGATTTTGGACGATTAAAACACCTCGACGAAAAAAGGCGTCGATTCCTTGTTTTGCCAAACGACGCAAAACAAATGCCACTCGTCTACCTGCGGCTAAGTCGTCTCCTACTAACTCGCTTGCAATGGCAGGGTCAATTTTGGAAATTACTTCTCCGCCTACACAACGATTTACAAGTGACGAAACGGTCATTTTATTGATGTGGAAATTTACAGTTTTTAATTGAAGATCGTACATCCCATCTCTACAGACAATTTCCAGAGGCATTTTTGGAGATATGCTGACGACTTTCCCCTCAAATTCTAAAGTTTCGGGATACCCTTCGTACCAAGTCCACCACTGCACAATGTCGTTTTTTTTGATCGAATCCTTGTCAAATCCTTTGATCTTTGGGAGTTTAATCGTCAATTGAGAGTGCGGTTCCTTTCTTCCGGAAATAAGTTCTGCTTCAATAATTTTATGAAGAACAATCTTTCCAATTTGTAAACGTTGTCTCATAATCAATGCCATGTTTTGATTCTCTCCTTAGCGGTTTGGAATGCTCTTCGATCTACGAGCGCTGGGATTGTAATTTTGTTACCGATCAAATACCGAAGGATTTTTCGCTCGTTTTGATTTCGGATCCGATCGCTAAAATGTTCTGTAGAATAGTAGAATAAACTTAAGGACTCATAGCAGTCGCCTTCGATTACGGTATGATCCAAGTCAGAAGTAGGAAGATCCATCCGAATTTTTAAAGCGATTCCGTCCTTTAATTTCTCGGGCCAATCGAAACCGATTTTTTGAGTTAGGTGCGAATTGGAATCTCGAAGCAGTGGCCACAATGTCCAATCTCCCCAATAGAACGAAGCAATTCTTTGGAGAGTATCATACTGCCTAACTAAATGGATGCCCTCATTCATTTAGGAGGAGTTTCCAAGTTAAAGAACGGATCGTCGCTGATTGCTTCGATTCGTACGGGAAGTTCAAAACCTCGGTCCTCGTCGGGGAATTCGATTCGTGTTAAAAAGACTTTCATAATTCCAAGCGCATTGATTTTAGGATGAACGATTTCCAGGGAATCCATTTTCATCCATTTTGACTTAATGCCACGTAGTTCAGATATGGCGTCTAACTGCATTCCGGTATTACTCACAAACTCGAATTCAATTGTAAGTTGCCAATCATGAAAACCTACAACTTCTTTGATTGTTCCTTCTCGTCCCGGAACGGTTGTCTTGGAATAGTTTTTCTCCTGAGAGATCGTAACCTTGGTTCCTCTCGGACAACTGTAACCGCCGATTTTTACAGGATCCAAGTCACTCCCTGTAACCGCTAAAAAAGAACCGCCTGGGGCTGGGTCTAAAAACATTATTGAGTTCCTCCAAATTGAAGTGCGTATGGGGTCATAGGATTTCCTTGATTTGCTAATTTTTTGATTTCGTTTGTAAATGTATTTCCAACCCAATCTCCAGCGTCTTTGTATCCGGAAGAATTGTTCTGAAAGGTCACTTTGTCGACGAGACTTTTGATCGTGATTTGAATCGCTTGTTTACCGGCTCCACCCGGATACCCTTGCAAGGGACTATTCAGTAAAGAAGGATCTAATTTAGGAATTTCTAATGCTTTGGAGTATTGGGCTTGATTGCCCAAATCAAGCTTTGATCCTCCCGTTTGAGAAAGCATCTTGTCGACACTTCCCATCTTCATCGAATCAAAAACGGATTTTGTCTCGGAAGTCGCCGGTTTGACAGAGACTGGCTTTAAGGTATTTTGCGTCACTCCGATCGCTACCTGATCGCCCCCGGCTCCGAAAAAAACTTTTACCGCGGCGACCGCCTTGTCGATCCAGCCTGCGATTGTCGCCCAATTGTCTTTGATCTTTACCAAAGCCGCAATCGTCCAACCGATCGGACCGGTTAAAAGTAAAAGAACAGAGATTAGGTTTTTGTGTTGATTCCAAGCGTTTGAAACGACAGTTGTCCACTCGTTCCAGTAGTAAGCCGCAGCGGCCACAACACCAACCGCGAGCAGAATTCCCGCAACGACCCAGGTGATCGGGTTGGCCCAAAGGGAAGCGTTTAATAAATTCGAAGCCCAAGTAAGGCCGGTTGTAACTCCGGTTTGGATCGTCTGCCAAGCCGCCAAGGCTTTGGTTCTACTCGTCATGATACCATACAAAAACGTAAGAGCCTTCCAAGAGTAAACAGCCGCGCCTACAATTCCGATTAACGCGTATTCTGCGACAGCCAGCGCAATGGTCGCGGTTCTATTTGCAACTTTTGCCGCCCAGTTCTTTATAGTAGCGATTGTATCGAAAATTTTTGCCGCCGCCGCGGAATTCGTTACAGCGGTATACATTCCTACAATTCCAACGAGCGTAGTGAATGCGCCTCCTAAAAATAACGCAACGGATCCGCCGATCACGAGATAAGAAATAAATTTCCGAAGCCCTGGACTTTGGTCTAAGAATTTTGTTAGTCCGGAAAGCATATCTCCAAATCCTTTTGTGATCCCAAGAATCGGACCGGAGGAAATATCTTGACCGAGGCTTGTTTTTAAACTCTTCCAAGCTTCTGCGCTACGGTCCAATTGAGAGGATAGGTTGTCTTGATTGATGGAAGCCATTTTGTTTAAGGCTTCTGCGGTACCGCTTAAATTTGCGTTTTGGATTTCGGAAATGGAAGTTTTTAACTCTCCCATTTTAGGAAGGAGATTTTCAAGCGCGGCCACGGCTTCCTCCGAACCGAGCGCTCTTTTGATTTCGTTTCTTGCATCAAGTTTTAGAACTTTATTCCCCGTAGCCTGATTGACTACAAAGGAATTCTGGTATTTTTGATTCATCTCTTCCAAGAGTTCGGGCATAGATTTGATTTGACCTTGCGCGTTTTTTGCGCTGAGTCCTAGCTTCTGAAATCCTTCTCCTACCGAACTCAGGAAAGCGCGGTAAGAGGTTCCCGCAACTCCCGGAAGCATCGTATTTTGAAGCATTCCCAAAACCGCCATCTGCTCCTCGAGTTTGACGCCCATCCCCGCCGCAGTTGCACCGAGCCCTTGCATTGCCGATTGCATCTTAGCACCGTCGGTTTTGAATTTTTGAACGGAAAGAGAAAGCGTATTCGCAAAACGTAATGCAAACGCGGCGTCCGATTCGTTATACATCTTTTTAAATTGTGCGTGTGTCGTACCAAAGAGGTCCGCAAGGCCGGCAAAATCTCCTTTGGTTGCGATTGCGGCCTTACCCAATGCGCCCGCGACACTTGAAAGTTCAGCGGGGTTTAAAGTGGATACGGCGGACTTGATATCATAGATTCCGGACAGGAAAGTTTCTTGAGCGATTCCCATATCTCCGGTCATAGCGCGAACTTCCGAAGAAATTTTAGAAACTTCATCCTTAGTCACACCTAAAGACTCTATGTTTTTTTCAAGTTTACCCGCTTCAAGTCCCGCTTCGATGAGAGATTTGGACATGTAGAGTCCGGCAGATCCGAGCTCCAGCATTTTCTGTCCGGTTTGAACCATTCCCATCGAACGATCAAAAAGTCTTGCGGACGCGGACGTATCGTCCATACTCTTTCGAACGTTTTTCCAACGAGTCTCGATTTCACCGAGACGACCGGATACGTAATCCTTGAGACTTAAAACAACACCGAGCTCGAATGATTCCATAGTACCTACTTGTAAAGATAAAGCAGATAGACCGTGGACATAAAAAGGTTTGTTACAAGAGGTAAATATTTTAGGAATTTATTTTTGTTAAACGGAATGACGAGAATCGCAGGAATGATTCCCAAAAAAGGAAAGAAAGACCAAACAAACAAAAATCCATAGATTGCATAAGCGAACGGAATTAAGTCGCTCGCTGTGGGATTTTTCGGATCAAAACCTTTCCAATCTTTCGCCATGTATATTCCTTTATCCTAAATTAAAAATCCTTTGTAAACAAATTATCACTTACCGAACGCTTTGGCGATTCCTTTGGCAACCCCGGCCGCGATCATATCGATAATCCTTTCTTGTGTCCACTGAACGTCTTTACTTCTTCTTGCGATTTCTTCCGCATCAAACGGATCCGGAACCTGCGTCTCGGGAGATAAAAGACGAATTAAATTTTCCAGTGCTCCCATCCCCGAGCGAATTTCCGCCTCCCGATCCGCTAAAGCTTTTTTGAAACCGCCTCTTGGTTCAGTTTTGCCAGATCGAAAATCTTACGACTGATCGAAGAGGCAAGGCCCGGGGCTCCTTTATTGATCCAGCCGGAAAATGTCTCAGAACTTGGATACACCAAACAGCGACCTACGAAATCAATATCGGCTTCGATCGGATCTAACTTTTTAGTTCGCTCGGAAACTTTAGAGAGAGTTTCTTTCGACGGAACTCTACACAGTGTGGAATATTCATCCACCTGAATGAGGTGCAACCCGCCTTTATCGTCTAGAAATTCTTTAATTACTTCTATCTCCACTTCGTAACGAGCAAGAAAGTTTTCGTCGATCGAAACGTAATCTTTAGGAAGGTTTGAGATTGCCTGTTGGTAATCGTTAAATTTTTGAGTGCCTTGTAGTTCCATTTTATATTCTCCTTATATTATGTAAATGTAATTATTGGATAGCTTGTCACTGCAAGACCCAAATCGGTTTCAGACTTGTCCGCCTCGGATTCAAGTGGCAGGGCAAATTTGATGATCTTTATCGCAGGCACAATGAGCAGTAACGTTCCTCTTTCCACCTCACAGCGAGCCGTTAAGGGAGAAGGCGGCATTTTGAGTAGATCTCCTCCGAATGGAAGCGCCACCTGAATCATGTATGTCAGTTCGTCAAGCTCGATCGTGGCCTTCGCCTGACGTTTGTAACTTTTGATGGACCACGAAACCGGCTCTCCGCCTTTACCCAATTTGAATGCAATATCCGCGTCGTAGTCCAAGCTGAACTTAGAAAACTTAATGAGTTCTCTTCCCAACATGTTGAGAGTAAAGTTTTCAAAACTTAAACTCTGCGGTAAAATATCTCCTGGATTTGGCATTTTGAATTTCTCCTTTTCGTTTGTTTACGCGAGCGCAAATTCAGTGGACCACTGAATGGCATCGATTCTGTCTTTGATGAACATCTTGAGAGTTGCGGGAAGGACCTTTCTTCCATTGACCGTTTTGATCGGCTGCAGTTTGATTTCGTGTCCCGATATTTCGGCTTCACCTGCACGTTCCATCTCGGAAGAAACCTTGGCGTCGATTACGGCTTTGAGATAGTCGAGGCCCCCGCTTCCGGAGTTGGTTTCCGTATCCGATTTTAGAAACGGAAGAGACTCTCGGTAAATGACCCGGTGCATTTTATTCGCCCGACGAAGTTCCGGGATGTACTGGAAGTCGGATGTAGCACCGGCCATCAAGTTGTCGGATGCGATAAAGACACCTTGGTAGTCCGGATAGATTTGAAGAATTGTCAGACCCATATCATCGAAGGCGGTCCGGTATCCTTTGTAACCTTCATTCCAATACCGAATTCCGATGAAGGTTCTGGATTTGTTTTTGGCAACCCAAGCCGCGCTAACGTTGACACGATGAGCCGCGAGCCTCGCGCATAGAAACGTAGCAGCATTGCGCCATTCTCCGATCGCCCCGGCAAGTTCGAGAGAAGCGTTCCATCCACCGTTTGAGCTGATCCCGCCGGGAATGTAACGGCCTTCCGCGCCGACCACACAAACTCTTTCGTTTTCGAAAGAATCCCATTCGTCCCCGATCCGAAGGAAATAGGATTCTACGGATTCGGATGGAAGTTTTCGCTCGATTTCCAAAACCGCAAAGATCCGAAAAAGATTTTCAGTTCTCATTTCTTCCAGAAGAACCGAAACGGAAAAGGCAAATGAACGACGAACGTCTCCAAGGTGGTGAAACCAGTAAAAAGGAGTACTTCCTTGGTCTACGGTTTTCAATGCTTGGATAGCGAGAAGTCGACTTTGTTCGGAAGGACCGGGTCCTTTGATGTTAAACGTAAACGTATCCCCTACGTGAAACGTATCTGCGAGAGGAGTGTCGTTATGAAACGTTGCGGTAACTCCAACGGCAAGGGCAATTACTCCGGAAACAGGAGTTACAAGCAAGGGCCCGAACGTATCCCCGCCATCTTCGCTTTTACGATATTCTGCGGTTCCGAGCGCGCCCGCCTTAGAAACTCGAATTACAACAGATCGGTTTCCGACGGGGGTTCCTGAAATTGTAGGCGGATCCGCCAAACCAGTGTTTGCCGATCCGGGAATCATCGGATCCACGCTTCCAACCTGATCGTTTTCAGGTCGAACACAAAGGACCGGAACGGGAACTTCGCCAAGCTCTTCGTCAAATTCTTCGAAGTGTTGTTTGAGTGCATCGACTAACTCTCCCTTGATGAATACGTCCTTTCCTTGCTGGTAGGAAGAAATCAAAATCGGAGTGTTTGCATCGTATCCTTCCGCCTCTCCGATTTTCGCGTGGACCTTATCTTCGTACGGAAAACTATTTCCGAGTCCTCCGGATACGTGTGTTGTTGAAACTGAACTTACGGCCATCTTTACTCTCCTTTTGCACCTACAAAAACTTTGATTTTCATCCGAAGCCCGTTCGGATCCGGACAACGAACTTCGATTCCGGTTAAGTCTCGAATCCCGCAGAGTTTGAGTTCTTTCGCTCCGATCCAAAGACCGGATCCGTTGAATTCAAACTCGAAGGCTGCAGGATCACCTTCTTTCACTCCGAAAGTAGAATTCGTTTCATCCCAAACTCCTTCCAGATGGATGAGACTAACGTCGGTGAGTTCTTCCATCGGAACACTTTTCGGTCCGGAAGATTGCGACAGTTTGATCGAATAGTTCTCGAGAACCTCTCCGCAGTCGTATGTCCTATTCGTTGACACGATTTCTTTTTTCAAAATCGCGTTATCCGGAATCCGAACCTTGTTTATCGTAGTTACCGCTTGGTATCTATCCATCTTACACTCCTTCTATGATTGGCTCTGCGGCCTCGAGTTCTACTCCGGAAAGAGTCTCTTCCTCTTCGATCGTATAAAGACCGTCGTTGAAGATAACTTCCAGATAGAGTTTATAATTGCCTGATTTTTTTGCGGGATCATCCACAACGTTTGATTTCCCGAGACGAACACGAATCGGAATCTGTTCTTCCGTTTTAAACCATCTTCTTTGGCTCACATATAAAACACATTGATCGAGAATTCCGCGATTTGAAACCGTGCTTCCAACATCCGCTTCCGGGGTGTTCATCCAAAAATCGATTGTGTATTTGAAATCTTGTTTTGCCTGTCTTACCGCGTACTGAATAAAAGTCGAATTTCCGCGAACGATCTTTTCCAACCGAAGTTTGATTTTCTTTCCAAGAACGTTCGTCGGTTCCGAAAAACGAATGATCGCGCAAGGAATTTGTTCTTCGATCTGATCCATCGGAGGTTGATATTCGAAGAATTTTTCCGGCGGAAATACGACCGTTTCTTCGATCTCGATGCTTGTTACCATCTCGCGGAGGAAGTCGATGTGAGATTTTCTCATTTTTTGAAAATCTCCTTCAAGGCATCCTTGAAATTCTCTATGATTAATTCTTTAGAATCTTCTAATGCAGGTCTAAAATAGGGTCGGGCCGGAATGTTTTTTGTCTCGAATCCGAATTCATGAATTCGAGCATACGGAGAATTGGTTCCCACAACAACAGTGGAATCGTTTTCTTTTACGATTTCAAACGAAGAGGAAAGTTCTCCTTCCTCGATGAGAGTCAAAGGAGACTTTCCTTCTTTTTGTTTTTTCTCCTTCGTCGTTTCTGCAAGTTCCGGCCAACCGGATTTGTATTTCTGAGAACGAATCCCTTTGATGATGTTCGCCTGGACAAGTGCAGCGTTTTTGTCTTGGACTTTTGCGAGTTTGTCTTGTCCTTTCGAAACTGCGTTCTGAAGTACGGGGCCGAACGTATCCGTTACGGTAAGGAATTTCATACTTTGTTTCCTCCCGCTTTTGGTTTCGTGACTTCGATTCGAATCAAAGAAAACCCTTCCAGTTCTTGAACGGGATGAATCGTATCGATCAACCATTCCGATCCGTCTTTTTGGATCCTGCACTCCGGTCCGATGATTATAGTTTCCAAGTCTTTCGGAAGAATCTGGCACACGGCACGGTATTCTTGCCTTTCCCCGACTTCGTTATCGTTAGTCGCATCTTTCCAGATCCAAACGCAAGAAAGGCTTTTTCCCGGTCTGTACGTCGTCTTCTTCGATGCATTCATGCCGGAAGGACCGGGAGTTGAGACGGGAGAAAGAATTTTGATACTCGTCTGAGATCCTTTCTTGATCGCCCGGCTTAACAAAGCCTTTGTACTCATACAACCCCCGGTGATTCGGAAGGCTGTTTTCCAAAAAGAAGAAAGTAGGCTTTGTTTCGAAAGCCCTCTACGATTTCTCCGCGATCTTCCACACTCATCCGAGAACGTTTAACTTTAGTTCCTTCGCCGCCTCCGGTCGAAACTTCTTCCGGATCAAAGCCGTCGTTGAATCCAAATTCATCAACGATTTCAGCTTTGATCAAAAGAACCTCTGCCATCAGAAGCTCTGGGCGAAACGGTCCGTCATCTGGTATCGTAACCTCCCAATAGAACATTCTTACGCGGGCAAGCATCGCCGCAGACTCAAGATAATCCTCATACGCTGACGGAGAATCTCCGTCTCTTTCATCAGAAAGATCCAGGCTCTCCGCCTGGATTCTGAGTTGTTTTTTGAGGTCTGCGACTTTGTTCAACATACGATTAAAGTTCCGATTACGGTTTCTTTGTTTTGTAGTGACAGCTTGCGGAAAAGAGTTTTGCAAATGCGAAGTCGTAGCTGATTACGCTTGCTTCGATTTGTTCCCGGATGAATTTATCGCTTTCCACAAGTTGACCTGCGGAGTCCTCGTAAAGCTCTAACGTTACATCCTTGTTCCAGGTCAAGATCGTCTCATCGTCCATGTCTGGATGAATCTTCCAGTTTACACCGAAGAAGTTAAGAACCTGACCGGTCTTTACGTATCCTTCGAGAAGGTTCATAGACTGGAACTGTTTGAAGTTCGTTTCGTCGGTGAGCATCTTCTCCAAAAAGTTTTTGGAAACAACCGCATGAGTGAATTCGACTCCCTGATCGGCGGAGAGAAGTAGATTCACTACGTCAGAATATTTCCAAACGTTTGCGACAGTTTGGGATGTCTTTGCTTCCGTTCCCGTATTTCCGTCACCGTTCTTGATGACTCGAAGCGCTTCTTTCGTGATCTGTTGGGAAAGTTTCCAACCGAAAACTTGAAAGATGTTTTGAACTTTGAGAATCTGCATTCTCTTCAAAGCCTCGTATGTGAAATCGATTTCGAGTCCTACGGGACTGGTTTCGACCGCCTTATCTTGAGTTTTGATCGTAGCTTTCGGAAATTTACTTCCGCTTTCCTTTGACTTTTTCTTCGCGGTAAGATCGGATCCGTCGATATCAAACGCTACGGATCTTGCCGCGCCTTGGCTAATTCGAGTTTTCACGGAATGCGTATCTTCCAACTTCACTTGGAGTTGTCCCATGTTCATCCCGATGTAGATGTTTTGGTTGACGAACTCAGGGAAAAGATACTTCGATTGGTTCGATGCTTTGACGAAGTCGTCGACGGAGAAGGACGCTTCACCGATCGATACGTCATTCGCCATGAGCTGACGCTCGAATGCGGAAAGATTTTTTCCAGCAGGAGTTTCCGGGTCGTATCCGAACGTGGTTTCCTCTTTCTCCATGAACTCGCTCATGGAAAGTCCTTCGCGTTTCGCGTCGGAATATGCTTCGGCTTGTAAGTCGAGACGAACAAGCCCGTTATCTAATTTTACGTGTGGCACTTTCTTTTCTCCTTAAAGTATGCAGGCCAGTTTTTTCGCTCCGGTATCAACGGAGATGACGAGAACTCGAGTTCCAGTCGCTGCGGTTTTGATCTTTCCGGTTCCGTCCGCTTGAATATTCAAGAAACCTAAAGTAGGATTAGATCCAGAGTATTCGTATTCGAAAACCCCAAAGGTTTTTAGTCCGAGAATTTTTCCCTTCTCATCTACCGTTACAATTTGCCCGACGGGAGAATCTCCGTCGGCGCAGAGAACAACTTCCATGTTTGCGGAAAACTTCGCCGGTTTTCCGATTGCGTTTTTGGTGAGATCCTGATGTTTTACGGTGATCGTTACGGGTTCAACGATCCCACGAGTACCAACTTCGAATGCTTCCTCTAAAGGCATGTTCGTTTCTCCTTTTTACTTTTTACTCAACTTGAAGCTGTCGGGACTTTTCTTTTGAAAAGTTTTCGCTCCACCTTGAGGTTCGTTTAGGCTTCCGGATGCGCGAGACACTTTGTTCGAACCGCAGTCTTCACATTTAAACGGATGCGAATTTTCTAATGAAGCGCCATACTGTTTCGAAAACGCCTTGGCTTGTTCCAGGTTTGCGCCTTGGATAAGATTTTCGATAACGGGATCGGGTTTGTTTTTTGAGAAAACGCGGTATGCGGTGATCGCCCTTTCCCTTTCAACAGTGAGCAGTTTTTTGGGTTCTTCCAAGAGGGCTTGGAGTTCGGTAACCTTAGATGCAAAATCGATTCCTGCCGGGAATACTTCGCTTCCGAAGAGTTTGGCGAACTGGTTTAAGTTGTTTTGCAGAAGAGCGCTTTGACGCGCTTGGTCTTGCAATTTTGAAATGGTTTTCCCCGCTTCTTCCAGCACGGATTCCATTTTTTCCGACGGCAATTCCAAGGACTCGCCCTCCCCAAAGGACAGACCGAGTTTTTGGGAATCAACCCCCAGAAGTGACAAAATAGTGCGTTTGATTTTCATTGTATCCTCCTGATTGTTTACGTTTGTGTTTAAAAGATTGCCTTGAGAGAAATCAAATCCCGCGAATTTCCTTGCGGTACTATCCGCTGGCACTGCAACGAGACTTGTTTCCGGAATAGAAAGGATTTTAATCGGAATGAGACGGACGTATTCGCCATCGATGACTTCGCCTAAACGACCGTAAAAGTTATCAATCTGTGGATGTGATTTTTCGTAGGTGAAAGAGATTCCCACAGAATTCGCGTCAATCAATGCCGGTTTTGTTTTCAATCGCGCGATTACATCGGAGGCGAACTCTTTATATATCCGAAAAACCGCATCGATACCGGGTATATTATTACGATTTGTGAATACGGGGTTTCGTGTGATTCCGATCGCGTTACGAACGGTTCTCTCATGATCCGTGTAAATTTTAGTTGCGAAACGTTTTACTGCGGATTCTAAGATCGCAGGATTTCTAAAATCACACCACCATCCTTCGATAAGGACTGCGGACAACATTCGAAAATTAAATTCCGCGTATTCTTCATTCTCTATGAGTTCGGTTGTATCTCCCGTGTTTATAGAACTTCCGCTTTGAAAAAAGTTTGCGTGGAGAGAACGAAATTCTCCCCGCGCAAATCCTGAGTGATGAAGAAGAAGCCCGGATTTTAATTTTGCATATCCGTTAAAATCGAATTTTAAATTTGCTTTTGGCACATGGCGAGTTTAGCCTATGTGTTTTTGATAGAAAGAGAATTAGTAAAACGTTAAACTCGAATGTCCGCTATGTCCTTACTTTTTCTCCGCGCGGGAATTGAGCCATTTCTCAACATCCGAGATGAGCCATACGGTGCTTCGCTCGCCAAGTTCGTATGAAGGGAAAGGGAATGTCTGCTCTTCTTTCCATCGTAGTATAGTTTTCTCGCTCTTTCCTAAGAGTTTTGCAAATTCGCGAGTGGAGTAAAATAGTTTTCTTACGTGGGATGAAAGTTTGATTTTTGATGTTTTTGTTACGAGTGCGTTCATACTTAACTGTTTCCTAATATACGAAAATATTCTTGTCAATCAGAAAAAAGAGACGTAAGATTCTTTAAGGGACTTACAAGATGTTTACGGACAAAAAAATCAATTCGGACCAATTGAAGAAACTTTGGGCCACCGCAAGAGAAGCCGGTTTGTCGAAACCGAAAGTTTACGAAATCGTTTTGAATGAAACCGGATCTAACTCTATATCTTCTTTAAATACGTTGCAGGCTCATGCAGTAATCAATATCTTGAATATAGCCCGCCAAAGAGTTTTCAAGCAAAGGCCGAAGGATCCTCTTTCTATCTTAAAGAAGAATCTTCAAAAACGTTCTTATGATCAAAAACAACTCGCGAAACAAATCTGTGAAAAGATCAACAGGAAGGGAGGTTACAAGCTTGACTTGGACGATTTTTCCAAAAGGCAATACAAAAAGCCGTTTGATTTGCTCACTCGTAAACAAGCATCCGGCTTAATTCAGGGTCTGATTGCGATTTCGGGGAAGTAGGTTATTTCTTTTTGAACTTATCATTGAGAAAATTCTCATTTGTTTTCTCGTAACATTCCGCTTCGGCTCGGGGATTGCTCTTGTCAGCATGTCGAATACATCCTTCTGTACTTTCCGTTTCAAGATACGGAATAACATCAAAATGTGGAGGAACTCTTTCGCCGCAAACCATAGCAAAATTTACATAGTAATAAAATAGTTCATCATCATTTGAAATTTTAAAAGCTTCTGTTGCTTGATCATTTCTAACTGCCAAAAATTTTCCATTTGCAGCTCGAATCCATATTTTTCCTGAATCACTATTCAGTTTGAATTTATTCAAATCTTCTTTTTTAATCGAGAGAATACCAAAGTCCGGACACTTCGAATCTAATGGTTCGGGAAGGGCCAGGGGATTATTAGGTATTGCATTGCGAGTATTATAGCAGATTGATATAGAAAGTTGCTCGGCCTTCGATCTCCAAAACTCACTCTTTAAGACGGAAGATCTTTTGAATCTCTTTGATTCTCCTACGCATTTTTGAGTTTCCAACTCCACGACAAAAGGAATCGAATAATAAAACGGGGGTTTTATGCCTTTGCCGCAAATAGATTCGTAAGTTTTCATAAAGTTGCCGAAGTCTTTTTCGTCTGCAATTTTAATTGCGTCATACGCATCTGTTGCCGGAACTTCAATTTGATTACCTTTTACTGTCTTAACCAAAATCTTAGTAGGATCGTTTTTTAGCTTTGCTTTCTTAATTTCTTCCAAAGTGGAATAATTTCCGAATTCTCGGCAAGGCGCATTTAATGCGTAAGATGACTCCTGCGCTTGAATCGAAATCAAGTGAAACAATGCGAATAATATTAGAATTACTTGAAATAGAATCGTTTTATTTTTTTTGAGCATTTGCTTCCTCATAACATTCCGCCTCGGCCCTGGGATTGTTTGAACTATTTGCGTTTTGGATACATTCTCTCAAAGGTTCGGATTTAACGTAGGGAATCATATCGTAAAACGGTGGTTTCAACCCTTTTCCACAAACCATTTCGTATACCCTTAAGAATTGGCGAAATTCCCAACCTTCATAAATTTTAAGAGCATCGGTCGCGGTGTATGCCGGAACGACCGTGTGAATGCCTTTTGCATCTTTTACCCAAATCTTTGTTGGATCGCCTTCGAACCTTGCTTTCTCCAGTTCGGGGCCGGGTGAAAGGATGCCATAGTTTGGGCATTTCGAATCAATGAAATTTGGAAGAACTAAATCCGATCCACGAGCCTCCATTCCAACACTGAAAATTATTCGATAAATCAATGCAAGTATTGCGGCCATAAGGTCCCAATGCCACATAACTCACAAGAAATGCAATATTTTTACAAAATTTAGCTTTGATTTTGTCGGGGGATTTGCTAATACTACACAGATAGTAAGGAAACAAAAATCATGTTGGATACTAAAGAATGGAATCAGGATAATATTGCATTAATTGAGGGTTGTTTAGATAGATTTTATTATGGATTATCAAAGGAATATACTTACGAAAAATATAGAAGAAGTATAGCGATTGAATTATTATGTCTTTTTGTTACTCAAAAGTTTACGGATCATATCCCTGATGATTTCTAACCCTCCAGGATCGATCTTATCCAATTCGTTTACGCTTTGAATGACATCTTTTAATATCGGTCGGGCTTGCATTCTGAAGTGCAACTGGCGCAAATCTTCCATTGAAGCAATGCCTTTTCGAACTTCCTCTGGACTTGGTTGAAACATTTCACCTTCTCCAGTCATAAGCCAGTGAACATTTACTCTAAACAATTGCGATATTTTACTAAGTGTTTCTATAGAGACGGTTCGTTGTTCATTAACCAATTGACTCAAAAAACCCTGGGAAATTTCAACTTTCGCACTGAATTCCTTTTTCGATATACCAAGTGCTTCAATCAGTAGTGATATTCGTTCGCCCAACTTCCCTCCAGGCAATATTTGCCGGACAAATATTGCCTAATATTTTTTAGCTAAATGCTAAAAAATTATTGACATATTTTAGCTTTAAGCTAAATTAATTACTAATAGCTAATTATATAGTATTTCGGCACGGGCGAAGGTCAACCATGAACAAAAACGATTCGGCAATATTTGAAAATTCCGACTCCTCCTGGGGTTCGGAATTACGGTTCATTCCCAAGGAAATCCGGCAAAAAATCAAAACCGAACTTAGATATCGACATGGGAGCGTCGCCGAATGGACCCGTATTCATAACCTGAATTACGGTTATGTAACCCAAGTGCTCAGCGGAATCGCTCCCGGTCACAATATACGTACTCTCTTAGAAAAAGAAGGACTCCTCCATTCGGCTTCTGAGGCAGTTCCTCATGTTTAATAAAAGGTGCGGTCGGCAATTTTCCTCGTTAAAACTCCAACTGATCGCAAAACCAGGGAAAACGATCTCCGAGATCGCACTCAAGCACTCAATTGGTCAACCGACACTTTCCAACTGCATTCGAGGAACCCGCACCTCCGCCCGTGTAAACGAAATCCTACTCCAAGAGTGGGAGATATCCGTAGCAGACGCCCGCGAAGCCTACAAAGAACATAAAGAAAGAGAAATATTAGGAAATCCTGTTACGTTTGAAGAAGCGTTCGAGTGGATGGTTCGAAAACGTTTCGAATACCGCACAACGTATAAGGGACTCGTAACAACCTGGGAAGAGTTCCGCAAGGCACAATACGATCTCGTATATCCAATCTATAAAGCCGCGTTTGCTCCGAGGTTCGTGGCATGAAAACGATTAACCTACATGAGTTGACACAAGAATACAAACAGAGAAGTCGAACTATTCCAGGCAAATTTTCAAAATGTCGAGCAAGAGCGGAAGTTGTGTTCGTAATCGCTCGCGCATATTCTAAATATTTTGAAGAAATCGGGCTACCTCAGGAAGTTTCTAATACTCGAAGAGGCCGCCTGATTCAAGCGATGAAATCAAAACCGGATTCAGTAATTTCAGCATTCAAATTGCTGAATAAAGCACATGGTAAACTATCCAAGAGGATCGCACAATTTTCATGCGTTAATGGAAAAATGCCCTGTTCCTGCAAAGAAGTTCGTAAACACAGAACAAAACCATCTGTATATTCTTTTGGAGATCGCATGAGACTTAGACTTGTGTATGAAATCGACGAAGATGGGGAACGCGACTTATTCATCGAAACTAAAAACGGGAAATTCGACATCCTCGCGTATGACTTCAAGTTTCTTACTGAGCATGGTGAACAAATTCGTATGAACGCCTGGGGAACCCCTAAGCAACGCAAAGAATTACTGAGGAAGGCTAAACATGAAATCAATCGTTAAACGCAAAGAATCGGAACTTGAGTACGAACTACTTTGTGAACGTGCAAATTTTCTAAACCTAATATACGGAGGCCGAACTGTGAACGATAGAATTTTGAAAAAAGCGGAAGATCTTTCCTTAAAATACGAATCCAGACAAGATCAAATGTCCTTTCTTGCCGGTTTTGTGGAAGGCTACAAACACCTCAAAGCGACCAGAGTAAGAGACGATGCGTATGAAAACGGAAGGGTCTATGGAGCGGACGTATTTGCGTCAATGGTTTCACGCCGAGAAGAACGGGCCTTTCGGGAAAACTCCAAGCCATGCCTTAGGAGAGTGAAATGACAACCACAGAACGAATCGTATTCCTCCGACAGGCGTTGTACACAAAGTATTCCGACGAAGTCTTGCGCGAACTCGGGGAAGAAGCGAGTTCTGCAGAAAGGTGGAAGCGACTCGCTGAGAAAGCACTCGGAAGATCCGCAATCTTTCAGGCATACATTGAGAGACGAGACTATATCTCTGATTTCGCAGAGTGGCAAAACGAAGAACTCGTAGAAGAAAGAATTCGACAGGAAAAGAAATAACGTGAAAACGTATCCGCTCAAATTTCGAAAAGCTCTGGTTCATTCCGGAATGTCGGAAGTGGAATTTCGAGTCTATTGGAACCGGCTCCATGAAGTGCAAAAAGAAAAACACACTTCAAAAGAACTCGCACTCTTAATTTCAATCGAAGCGAAAATGAGACCGGCATATTTGAATTTCGATCCGGCGGAAGAATATAAGAAGAATGGAATGCTTACGAAAATTCATAAACAATTGCTGGGGATGATTGTATGAAACATTACGTTTATTTACAGCCTGCTCTACTTCACTACAAGAGACAAACGATCTGGACTCGCATTTTAGATTTTTTCTTAGGGGAAGAATAATGGATAAAAATGTAACAGAACTCATCGGCGCGCGTCATTACATTTTACAATCGTTCGTTACAATGGGCATAACCGATATGAAAGAAATTGCAACAACCCTAATCGATTCCAGTGCGTGTACTATGGTTTTTTTGCGAAAATACAATCTCGCAGACGACTACGAAGAATTTGTAAACGAACTCAAAATAGAAATGATCAGCTTGGAGAAGAAGCATGCCCAAAAAAAATCAGAAGAACAAGACTAAACAAACATTCGAAAAAACGACTAACGTAAAAAAACGGGCGTCCGTCGCGGAAGTTTGGTCGGAAGAAGACTCGGTAACCGCCTCAGAATCGATGGCAGTGGCATTACCGCCATCGACCGCACCCGTTCCACTCGTCACCCCGGAACAAAGACGAGCGCGACTCAACTATTTGATGAGCCAGATAGGCGCCGGAACGGAAATGATCCGAGTCGGTCAGGAAACCGTACTCGTTGCGTTATCCGAAATAAACCGGGAACAACTCTACCTTGAAATTCCCGGATGCGCTGTGATGGAGCAGTTTGTAACCGAAAACACCGTTTTTGAGTGGTGGAAAATCGAAAAGGCGCTTCCCGCAGTGGATAAACTATTCTCTTCGGAAATCAATCGGAAAGCATTGGGCGGAAAAAGTGACAAAGTGCTCCTGAAAATCATCGAAGGGTTACGAGAAGAGAACGCACTTTTCGAAGACGGAGAAGTTCGCTTCCCGGACGGAAGGGCGATGAATCTTTCCGATTACGAAAAGAGTTTCGCTTCTAAGAACCAGAAAGAGTTTTCGAAAATTCTTTCGGATAAAGACAAGCGCATCGGGGATTTGGAAAACCAGGTTACGAATACGAAAAAAGAAGCGTCCAGCTACAAAGAAGCGATGGAAGAGCTTCATAAAATCGTGGATGACCAGACAAAAGATACCGGAATCTCTCCGGAGGTAAGAAGGGCGTTTCGGGAAAGACAAGAACTTTCGGAAATCCTAATGAATTCTCTAAACTCGATTCAGTCGCAAGCGGACGTAATCCTTGCCGCGCACGATTCGGATTTTTCAAAACTCGATCATAGTTTAGAAAATGGTAAAGTAGTTTCCATTTTTCTAACATCCCTTTCCGGAATTTACAAATCAATCCATGAAAAGTGGTCCGACTGCTTACCGGTTCCCATGATGGAGGATTTGGGATGAAAGTTCTGGATTTAGGAATCGTAATCCCATTGTACAGAGAATGGGTATATGCAAAAACGGTAATACAAAACGCGAAAATCCGAGGTGAAATCGTTCAAAAAGCGATTCGAATTCTCGGACTTTCCAAGCCAAGAGTGTATGACGTATTCAACCGACTCGAAAAAGGAGAGTCGGTTGTTTCGGTCGCAAAAGTAAAACGCAAAAAAACCGGGTCGAGACTCGGAAGTTTGGAAAAAGAACTCAGAGAGAAAGAGGGTTTTGCACTTTGCGAACTCATGTACGCCGGTGAAGTTCTTCACGAACAAAAGAAACAAACGAAAGCGGAAGGGAATGCGAAGACGGTCGGATTCACGCTCAATCGTGATTACGGAAAGTCCCAAGAATTTGCAATCGAACTTGGAGAGAAACTCGGGAAGGTTCGTTCCGGAGTTTGGGATCGTCACAAGTTTGGACGATGGCTGAACGAAAAGGGCCTCGCTCGTAAACAAGTGAAAAGCCCTTTGGCTTCCATAACATGGTCGGAACCGTATGCAAATCGCTCCTGGATGATCGATGCTTCTCCACTTAACGCGGTTTATCTCCATCCTTCTAAAAAATACCTTGCAGTCCGTCCGGATTTAGAAATGGGAATCACTCGGATTTACGAAGGATCCGAAGACTCTCAGCTCAGAAAGATTCATATCTATGTCGCGGTGGAAGTCTATTCGAAAACGTTCTACGTGTACGCGTATGCACCAAGCGCGATCGGAGGCGACTCAACACACGGAGGTGAGAATTCTACAGACTGGGCGGACTTTTTTACAAGAGCCGTCCTTCCGAAAGAAGACGATTACATTCCCTTACAAGGACTTCAAGAAATCCTCTATACCGACGGACACTCCGCCTTCAAAACTCTGGATCCATTTTTTTACCGCCTCGGAATCAAGCGGATCCCGCACTTTCCAGGTCACTCCAAAGCCAAGGGTCCAGTGGAATCCCGGATCTCCGCTATTAAACGAAGCTGTGAAGTTCGAATCGTAAAGGGAATGATTTCGAATCTGGATGAGTTGAATGAACTTCTGTATCGTTATCAGATTCATCGAAACGACAAACTCGGAAATTATGCGAAATGGCTTGCATCCGTTCAAAAAAATCCGATCCGCGCCGTCACAAAACAAAACTTGAAAGACGCGATGGTTTCCGAACTCGTCCGAGACGTGGACGCGTACGGTTGTGTTTCAATCGAAGCGCGAAAGTATCTTCTTCGTTATTCATCGGAAGAAGTCGCGATTGATCGTTGTGGTGAAGAAGTCTCTATCTACAAACGATATGACGGTTCTTACGTTGCTACCACAAACGACGGAAGGCATTTACTTCTCGACGACCAAGGTCCGATCGGAAGAACTTCCGGTTCGTACGAAAACGTCGGTGGACGAAAAGGATTTCGTGAAACCGAACGAGTAAAGAATCGAAAGAAAGCCTTGAAAGGCGCTAAGTCTGTGGAAAAATCCCTCGTCCTTTCCGACGTTTTACCGGATTTACCGGAAATTCCATACGGAAAACTGAATATTCCAAAACTGGAAATGAAGACTCATACTCCCGCTCCCCCAACGGAATTTTCGACGGTGGACGACGCGTATGACTGGCTTCTAGAAGAACTCGAATTCAGCGAAGAAATTCCGGATGAGGAAATAGACAAAATCGTTCTCTACAATCTGAAATCCTGCAAACGAAAAGTCGGATCGATCCCCGCGCAGGAGGTCCTTGATCTTGTGGAAATGATCCGCGAATACTTCACAAGCAAGGAGTCAGGAAATTGAACGCACTTTTAACCAAACGACCGGATTTCGTAAACACTCGGAACACGGATAAGATCACAAAACTTTCGTACCAAGCGGTAAAAAACAATTCTTGGCTTGCCGTTACCGGAGAAGTCGGAATGGGAAAGACGTATTTGTATAACAGCCTTCTTGAATTTTTTTCCAACCAACCGCAGAAATACATTCTCGTTCACGTAGGTCCTGCCTGGGAAAGCACATTAGGCGGAATCTCAATCGCGTTCGTAATAAAACAGATGATCCGAACCATTCGCCCAGGTGAAACTGTTCCCGGAAATCTAAACGAAAAATATTTCAAACTACGGGAACTTTTAATCTGGGCGAGAAGCATAGGAAGAAAAGTTGTTTTGATCGTTGATGAAGCGCAAGCGCTTCGCATCGGGGGACTACGCGATCTTAAAAAAGTGTGGGAAATCTCCCACGATAAAGAAGATCACCTTTTTTCAATCTTGATGTTTATGAAACCGGAGACACGGATTTCGAGTATTCTTTCCAGTCCCGAAATCGGTTACCGAACAATCCACGCACCCATGAACAACTTAAGCCATTCCGAACTGATACAAATCGCGGAGGAAGGTTTCAAGGTAAAATTCGAACGCGGGAAAGCGGGAGAAAAAACAAAGGAGCTTCTTATTCGCGGATGTAGATACCGAACTCCTTTAGCGGTTCGTAATGCTCTTCTTGGAATCGCGTTTGCATATCCGGAAGTTTTATCCGATCAAACCATCCGAGAAAATCACGTTCGAAACTTCCTTTCTGACGGCTATCTTCGCATCATGGATCGTTTGAAGATTTCGGTAAAACAGATTCGAGAAGGAATCAAAGAGCGTTATCAAAAAGATATCGATAAGGTGACGATTGAAAACGCGCTCAATGGAGAAGGCAAGGTTTCGCCTGAGATAGAGGCAATCGTAAAAAACGAACTTGTAGATCGTATTCGAAGTAAAACCCGCAAATACGACGATACGATTTTCACGGAAAACACATGATAATTTTTGAATAAAGGAGGAAAACAATCATGGTGGCAAAAAAGAAAACGAAAAAGAAGTCCGTAAAGACGGCAAAGAAAAAGGCGGCTTCTAAGAAAGTCGTACGTAAAAAACGAATCCCAAAAGCGGACGTAGTAAAATCGACTTCAAAGTCTGTGGCGGTTGACGTTACTCCGAAATCGGAAGGAGATTCTACGAATGGCTAAACTTAAAAAAACCGAAGAGAAGCGTCCGCTTGTGGACCTTCCGAATAACGAATACAAAAATAAATCCGAACTCGAAGCCGGAATGGAATTCATGGGCGAACAGATGCTCGAAAAGGAACGGCTTGTAAACGAAGCGAATTTGAAAATTTCTCAGATTCGATCGGAACTGGAAGAAACCGTTTATCCCATTCAAACGAAAATTGATCACGTTACGAGCGGGATTGCGTACTTCGTGCAAAAGAATCGGGAAGAATTGTTCCCGGATCCGAATCTGAAAACCTGCAAACTCATTTCCGGCACACTCAACTATCGAAAGACTCCTGCGTCGGTAAGAACAAAGGCTTCCGTAAAACTCTTCGAGAAGATTCTTGCTGAAAATGGTCTTCTACAGTTATACAACGACTGGATCGCAAGACTTTCTAAGGTATTCATTCGCGCAAAGCTTGAGTTGAACAAGGACTCAATCATCGCGGATCCGCTCGCGGCTCATCAGAAAATCGGAGTCGAGTTGAACGAAGAAAAAGAACGTCTGTATATCAAGCCCTCCAGAATCGAGGACGAAATTTCAGCGGACGCAGATACCGAGGCGGCGTGAAAAGAAAGGACATAGGGGACGAAAGCCTCAATTTCTGTTTGGAAACAATCGAAGAAAAGGAATACGGTTCCCTGTGTCTTATTCTAAAATACTAAAACGCAGAGCGTATAACCTTTTTGTAATATCCGGTTACAACCCGGAGCAGATTGCAAGCGCTCTAAAAACCGAATATCCAAAACTTACCGCGAATACCATTCGAAACTGGCTTTCCGAAATTGATGAAACAACCGGAACAACAGCAGAACAAGATCGTGAGAAAGCACTTTTAAACGCAAGAAACGAAGCCTTAAAAGAAGCAGAAATCAGTCTTACTACCCTGCGCGTGAATACGGTCCGCGCTTTCAAAGCGATCAAAAGTCAGATTTTCGATAGTCAGGGAAACTTAACGATCGAGTTCAAATCGGGCGAAGGTGCGCTAAACACATTTCGCGGATTGATGAACGACATAGAGCGCATGCTTGAAAAAGAGAAAGAACGAGTGGAGCCGGTCGAGGTTGCTCGCGGGGTTCATCGAGCTATCAAAAGCACACCGAAATTGAATAAGTTTTTTCAATCAAATCCGGAAGTTCTATCTCAGTACATCGCAAATATCAAGCGAGAAGTTTCAACGATGAAGGATATCGACATCGCTTTCTTACCGGAGCTAACTGATGGCGAGGACTAAACAAAAATCGAATGCTCAAGATCAGTTCTTTCAAGAGCTGGATAACATTGTCATAAATCCGAAAAATGGATCCAATGAATCGTTAGAAGAATTCCTACTTCAAGAAGTTTTAATAAAAAGTGTGAACGGACTCGTTCCCTACAGTTTCGAAGGATACTCTTTCTGGAAAGATATTTGTAGGGAATCACAAGATCATCCAGATGTAACCTTTATTAAACCCGGACAAATCGGATATTCTCTTTGGGCTTTGGCACGGATTGCAAAAAAGATCCGTAAAACAAGTTTAAAGGCTGGAATCTATTTTCCTGATGACGTATCAATGAAGGATTTCGTTCAAGATCGAGTTGATCCTTTCCTTAATTTTCAATGTCCTATTTTGAAACCAGATATTGACGCGGCCTATGTAGATAACACAAGAATTAAAAAAATTGGAGATGCTACATTAGCTTGTCGGGGGACTTGGACCAAAAGAGGAACAAAGACGATCGATCTTGATATCGTAATGCTCGACGAGGTTGATGAGCATGACGAGGAAAATATCGAATTCGTTGGAGATCGACTTCTCGCATCTCAAGTGAACTGGATGATGAAAGGCTCTCAACCTTCTTTTCCTAATATGGGAATTCACGGTGAATTCATTCGTACAGATCAACGATTTCGTTTTTTAAAATGTCCTTCCTGCGGACATTGGACAAACTTAGTAGCGCGATGGTTGAAAGAACCGCTTAGTATATTCGGATTCGATGATCAAGAAGCATTGAAAAGTCCAAACGCAAAGAACGTTTTCTATGTTTGCGAAAACAAAACTTGCGGAAGAAAGTTAAATAATCAAAAAGGCGAATATGTTGCTAAAACGAAATCTGATCGTCGTGGTTATCAATGCTCTCAGCTTTTTACACCAATTACTCCTTGTTTTATTTACAATAAATTACTCAATGCGGTAACGAGCGCAAAACGTAAAAACCTTACTATTTCTGTCATCGGTTGGCCTGACAGTTCGGAAGAAGAACAACCTTTACAAATAGATGAAATTCAAAAATGGGAAGGAGACCAAGGACTCAAAGATCATTCTCCTTACTTTACCTACCACGGTGCGGATCAAGGAGACACGATTCACGGAGTTTTCGGTGAACCTACACTCGATGGAAGAATTCGAATCATAGGGCTTTACAAGGCAAGCATCTTAGCTGAAGAACGTTATACGGAACAGATCACTCGATTTAGCGTTCTAAACGGAAATATCGATGCAATGCCAAATCGTAACTGGTCTTTACGCATGGCGCTTCGATTTCCTGATAATTTAAAGATTCAGTATTTTACAAAGAGGTATCGAGAAAATTCCGAAGAAGTTCCCGGTGCAGATAAGGTCGAGGTCGTAAACGTAAATCGTGATGACTCTCTTCAGGATACAGTCGATGCGATCAAAGCCGGACTTTTCATATTTCCTAATCCACTTTTACTTTCTGACTCAGATCTCGTTGCATACGAAGAATTCAAATTTCATCTTACGATGCTCGTCCGAGAGAAAGGAGAAGATGAAAATGGAAAATCATTATGGTCGTTCAAAAAGAAAGTTCCGAATCATTACGGCATGGCTCTCAATTCTTTAAGAATTGCTTATGAAACTTCGGGAACGGGTTCCGGCGGATCCGGATACGGAGGGTTTGCATAATGAACTTACTTGAAAGATTAGCCAATTATTTTTTTGGAACTTCCTCCTTTATGGAGTTTGCCGCAAGTTCCAAGAACCTAAAAGATTTCAGACAAGAAACGGAATTTTTTGTTCAGGATGTAAATCCATCCTTTCCTTTGGAATCGATTCCTCTGATCAAAAAACTTGTGATCGCTTTTCCCGATCTTTCTCAAGCGGTAAAGCGCGCACTTACCCTTGGGAATTCGGGAATCGAATGGAAAATCGACGCCGATGAAAATGGTAAGAAAAAGATTCAAACCGACATCGACGCATTCTTTAAAAAGCATCGTGGAATTACGAATCATCTTCTTAGACAAGTTTTAACAACCGGAGCTTTATCCGCAGAGATTGTGCCGTCCTTAAATCTTGATTCAGTTTCTGAAATTCGTTTGATTCCCGTTGAGAAGGTCATATTCAAAAAAGAAATCGACGCGGACAACATCGTTCGTTTTGTTCCATACGAAAAAGGAAAGTTTGGTTATATTCGTCTTAACGAAGAACAATATGTTTATGAAGCAATCGAACGAGAAGAAGATTCTCCGTACGCGATTCCTCCCTTTCTTTCCGCTATCAGGTGGATCCATTCTCAATTCAAAACTCAAGAAAATATCGATAAGACTTTGAATAAATGGGGTCTCTTGGGATTCATCATAGCAAAATTCAAGAGGCCGCGACTCCTTCCGGGAACGGATGCAAAAACTTACGAAAACCAACAGAAAGAATTTTTGCAAAGTGCGAAACAATCCTTTGAAAAAAATTCTCAGTCCGGCTTTCTCGCAACCTACGACGATACGACAGTCGATCATCATACGTTAACCGACGCTTCCAAGACCGGAGGCTTCGAAGCGATCTCTCGCTACATTGAGGAACAGATTTCTTCCGGTGCTGATACCGATCTATTTATTCTCGGTCGATCGTATTCTGTAACGGAAGCATACGCAAAGATTGCGGGAAAACTATTCCTTCTCAAACTCGGAAATTTTGCATATCCGGTGATCCAACTTCTGATTCGGGCGATTACTTTCGATCAGTTGTTAAAGGGAAATCGTTTCCAAACGATCGATGCAAGTTGGAAGAAATCAATCTCCTTAGATCCTCTCTCTGATGCGCAGGCTAAACTTGCAGAAAAGCAGGTCGAGAACGCAGAATTTCAACTTGTTCTTTCTATGGTAAAATCGGGTGCGATCAGTCCCGAGGATGGTGCAAAGTTATTAGGACGGGATGAATGGTTTGATTCGGAAAAGTTAGAAACTCAAGACAGCTCCGGATTTGCATTCTCTGAAAACTCAAGTATAAGGAGTAAAAAAAAACTCCTGATGAATAAAGAGTTCGAACATACTTCTCATGTTTGCGGCGACCTTGACACTCTTGTAGAGTTTGGTGCTTGGACAAAAAAAGAGAAAGAAGTTTATGCTTCCATCGAAGAAGCGTTTGTTTCTCATTTCTTTTCTTCCTACGAAGATCGTGTCAATGAAGTCTTAAATCAAATTTCCAAAAAGGGAATGGGTAAAACCGACGCGATCAATACGATTTTGGATGTTTTAGAAAAGGAACTTGGACAAAAATTTCCCGAAGAAACTGCAAAAAACTGGAAAGAAACTATTTCGAAGGCCTGGGACGCGGGGCAGGATATAAATAATCCGAATTCAAAAGACGATCCTCCGAAGGTTCAAGCAAATAAAGACATATTAGGTTTCTTTGATAAAGGATACAAGTTTGATATCGGGAAACAATTCAACCGAAAAGAAGATATAAACAAAATTGAGGAAGCAATCCGGGAGGCCGTGGAAACCGGATCCACAAACGAAGTTATCCGCAAGCTTCAAGACGAACTATTAGGTCCGGCTCCGAAAGATAAACCCGGAAAGAAAAAAGAAGGACACGTTCCTCCGATCGATCCTAATGCAAAACTTAGAATCAAACTGAATGACATCGTTCGCGGACAAATTCTCAGATCCAGAAATTTTTCCCGTACCGAAAGATTCGAACAAATCGGGATCGAACGCTTAGAAATCGTAGCGGTGATGGATAACCATACTTCCTATATCTGCAAACTCATGAACGGTAAAACGATTGAAGTTAGAACTTGTGTGGAGTATGTGCGTGAATTTTTAGCGGATGATCCAACCAGAGAATACTTTTGGAAAGATCGAAGAAATCCAACGGAAGCGCAAATTAGAAAATTGAATATTGCCTCTAAGTCGGGCGATGAAATTACCGCGCACTTACGAAACAAAATGCCTCCGTATCATACCGGTGGCTGTAGGACAACCGTCGTAGCCAGTTTCAAATCGGAAACAAGGAAGACTTCATGATTTCCAAAGCGACAGCTCTCAATATTCAGGATCGAGCATGGCTTTATAACGAGTCTTTTCCGAATTACGCGCCGCTTCATGTTTTCAAAGAAAGATTATACGGAGAATGGGAACTTGGGCAAAACTATAAAAACACTTCCGACTATCACGGCGCTTATCCGGAGCAGTATCTAAAAAGACTTCTCCCTATGTTTCCGGACAAAGACAAAGTTCTTCACTTATTTAGCGGAAAAACTCCACCGGGAAAGTATTTGAGAATGGATAAAAATCCGGATTTGAATCCCGAAATCGTAGGTGATGCGGAACTTCTTTCTTCATATGTTCGCGCGATCGTAGGCCACTCTCTTGATTTGATCTTAGCGGACCCGCCCTATACCAAAGAAGACGCCGAACATTACGGTTTTTTAATGGTCAACCGTGGAAAAGTTCTTATGGAAGCCTGGAAGTCTCTTGAAATCGGAGGGCATCTTGTTTGGCTTGATCAAGTCGTTCCGCAATACGCAGGAAACCAGTGGAGCCTTGAGGGAAAAATCTATCTTTCGATTTCAACGAACCACAGAGTCAGAGTAATTTGTTTATTTAGGAAAGTTTAATATGAGTAATTTTGAAATTTTCGAACTGATCATGATGTATACGGTCATGGGAACACTTTTTGGATGGGGCGTTTTGGCTATTTTGGCCTTATTTCTCGCCGCGATCATTTGGCGAGAAGAGATATTTTCGTTTTTCAAAACAAGAAAAGAGAAAAGTTAAGACTGTTATATCAAAATTCTGAAATACAATCAAATTACATAAAAAGGAACAAAAAAAATGTCAGAACTGCACAAACATCTTATCCAACTTGATGTTGATTTCGGCAAACATACAAGTGCGTTGATTGCCGCTCTGGGGAAACATTGGGAAAATCAGGAGAGAATGCTAAACGGACAGCCCCCGATCTATAAAGAAAAATCTTTCTTAGATCTGATCGATGAATTTAAGATTGGAGAGCCGGACATTAGAGATGCTTACTACGATTTACGGTAATAATTAATTTCTAAAAACATTCAGTTTATAAGGAGTTGGATATGAAAGAAAAGATCATTCAGGAAATTCTTAGAGAAAGAGAAAATCAAGATCAGAAATGGGGAGAACAAAACTACAACCCTATTGAATGGTGCGCGATTCTTGGCGAAGAGGTTGGAGAGGTAAACAAGGCCGCGCTTGAAACGCATTTCAAATTCGACGGAAAGAACGATTACATCGAATACAGAAAGGAATTGATACAGGTTTCCGCTGTTGCGTTGGCGATGATCGAATGCCTCGATCGGAATGGAAATGGATAAGGAATATTTCGAGGAAGCGAAACGTAAAATACAAATGGCTGAAACAAGAACGCAACTTGAGTTAAATTTCGAGAGTTAAATGGATCATAAAATCGAATGTCCGCACTGTAAGAAGCAGTTTGATTCACCGGAATCGGAAGCGATCCGAATGGCACGTTTTGAAGATCAGTGGATGAACCACTGTGAAGAAATGTTCCGAAAAGGTTGGCGTCCCGGTAAGTTCGAAAATCTTCCCGAATTTCTAAAGACGAAGCGAATCGGGCTTTATTATGAAAATTTAGAGAAAAGAATCAAAATAAGAAAAGAACAGACATAGTAGACATAGAACTTTTCTAAAATTGTCCCCTTTGAATGATTATGGGATACCATCCTGGATGGATGAGATTCTTAAATATCTACCTCTCTTGTCTCCGTTATCGGTATTCCTTTGGTTCTTAATCAGAAAGGAAGTGAACGCTCAAATATTAAGATTTCGTGATGAACAAAGGAAATACGCCGATTCAAAGATCAAGGAAACTAAAGACGAGTGCAAAGAAATAAGGGCTCAGGTTTTAAAGACTCGTGAAGAAGAACGAGAATATACGGAATTGAAAATCAAAGAAGCAAAAGAAGAATACAGGAATCTTTTGTTTCAAGAACGTTCAAAAACGGATCGTCTTGGTGATCGGATGATGGAATTAGAAAAAACGCATACGATGGAAATCGCACTTCTTCGACAAACGGCTTCAACAACTGACAAAAGGTTAGATATGATTGAAACTCGAATCGAAAAGCTCGATACCAAGTTTGATGAGAAATTCGATGAGCAAAAAGAACTCCTCCACAAAATTCACTCAAAGTTTCAGAACGGAGGATTCTCAAAATGATCTTACAAATTCTAAATTTCCTTTTCCCACTGATAAGGAAATTCCTAAATCTAAAAGCGATTCAAACAAGCCAAAATTATTGGAACGAATCATCTTCAGCAGTTACCAACACGAAGAAGATTTCAAGAGAAGAAGCTTTCGATTCGATTTCGAACATTCCGGTTCAGCGTGATCCAATCTTCTGTTTGCCGGTTTCGGATCCTCACATCACTTCGCCTTATGGATGGCGTAACCTAAACATTGACGGAAAGAAATCCAAGCAGTTTCACTTAGGAATCGATCTCGGAGGATATAACGATGTTTTCGCTCCGGAAGATTGTGTAATCGAAACTGTTCTTGGAAGAGATCGAAAATATCCGGTGAAGTTTCGTTGGGAAAAAAACACCTGGGTCAATTTGGTAAAATCGGGTGAGGTTCCAGAAGATCGCGCTTGGACTCCGTTCGTTCTCGCAATCGGGGTTCATTCAAAAAACCGATATAAATTCAAGCACACTGATCCCAGGGTCAAAAAAGGTGATAAAGTTAGCGCAGGCGATTTAATCGGAAAATCCGGAAATTACGGTTATAGCTTAGGCGCCCATCTTCACTTCGAGGTTTGGCTTTGGGATGAGAAGGCTCAGGATTGGAAAAAAGAAACGGATCCCGAAAAGTTCTTAAAAGAAAAAGGACTGTTATAAGGAAAGCTTTATATGATCGAATCTATAACCGAACTTCTTCCGACAGTGCTTCTTAACGGCCTCTACATGGGTCTCGTCCTTACCGTTTCTCAAGTTCTGTTTCGAAATCTTCCTCATCGCATCTTGTTAAAAAACAAAAGGCTCGTTGTGTTCATCGTCGCTACGTTAATCGCCGTTCCCTATAACATTTTTTACTGGCTTACGATGCCGGAAGTTTTTACGTACTGTGTCTCATTCGATTCTGTTAAAGAAGAGATTTGCAAAATTCTTCCGGGTTGGACGATCGCGGTTTATCAATCGATTCGACTTTTCGTTTGTTATCTCGCTACGATTCTTCTCTACAATAAAATCGTGAAGAGTGTTTTCGAAAGATCCGGATTTGGACACACGCCGGACGCCCTTGCTAAAAAAGACGCGGTCGATATTGATTGA